TGCGGCTGCTTCCACAAATTCACCGGCTCGAGATTGCGGCGCGTGGTGGCGGGGATCGCCCATACCAGGCCGATCGCCGCGCTTCCCAGCATGGCCAGCGCCGACCATTGCAGCGCCGTCGCGACCCCGTAGCTGTCGGCCGCAGCACCCCACAGCCAGCTTCCCAGCGCCATACCGCCGAACAGCGCCGTCTGATAGGCCGCGAGCGCGCGCGCCACCACCCAGCGCGGGCAGGAGAGCTGCACCGCGACGTTGAAGAAGGTCAGCGCCAGCAGCCAGGTCGCACCGAGCACGACCAGCGCCGGCAGCGTCGCCGCCACCGTCTGGGCGATCGACAGCAGCGCGGCGGCGCCCGCGAAGGCGATCATGCAGATGCGCACGAACCATTCGCTGCTCAGCCGCTCGCGCAGCAGGCGCCCGAACGTGCCCCCGATGACGGCGCCGACGCCGAAGGCGCCGAGAAGGATGCCGTAGACCAGCGGGCCGGATTGAAGCGAGTCGCGCGCCACGATCGGCAGCAGCGCCTGTATGCCGATGCCCGAAAACCCGAACAGCGCTGCGCGCAGCAGGGTGACCTCGATGTTGGGCGACATGAACACGTAGCGTAGGCCGGTGGCAATGGCCGCTCCCAGGTGCTCGCGCGGTAGCGCGTCGGGGCCGAGCGTGCGCGGCATTCGCGCCAGCGCGCCGATCAGCCCGACATAGCTCGCGGCATTGATCGCGAACGCCGCCACCGCGCCTCCCGCCGCCACCACGAAGCCGCCGACCGCGGGGCCGATGCTGCGTGCGACGTTGAAGGTGACCGAGTTGAGTGCGACGGCCGCGGGGATCGTCTCGCGCGACACGAGATCGCCGACGGAAGCCTGCCATGCCGGGTTGTTGAGTGCCGTACCGCAGCCGAGCACGAAGGTGATCCCCAGCAGCGACAGCGGCGTGTTTCCGCCGGCGAGTTCCAGCACGACCAGCGCCACGGATGCGGCGAACATCAGCAACTGCGCGACCAGCATGATGTTGCGGCGCTCGAAATTGTCGGCCAGCGCGCCCGCCACGATCGAAAACAGCATCACCGGCAGCGTGTTCGACGCCTGCACCAGCGCCGTCCAGGTCGGGTTCTCGGCGATCGAGGTCATCAGCCAGGCCGCGCCGACGCCCTGGATGACGGTGCCGAACGACGACAGCCCGAGCCCGAACCAGATCATGCGGTAGGCGGGGAACGACAACGGTCCGCGGGCCGCCGGGGCGGCTTCGGTCTGCGGACCCGTGCTGTTCGTCATTTCCGGCCGCCTGATTCTGCATGTGGACGCGGACGCCTCTTGTCGCAGGCGTCCGGCGCGGCGGCAAGACTCGGGAGGCCGCTGGTTCCGCGCGGCCGGGCCGGGTTCCGCGTCGGCGGAGCGCCCGGGCGGGGCGCGGCGTGGGGCCGAATAACGCTTGACACGAGGTGCCGCCCTCCACGATGAATTGCGCGGTTGCGGGTGTAGCTCAATGGCAGAGCGAGAGCTTCCCAAGCTCCAGACGAGGGTTCGATTCCCTTCACCCGCTCCAGCCGGCCCATGGCCTCGCCGCCTTGCCGATTGCAGTTCTGTAGCGCGCAAAAACGGTTGGCACGATCGCGCAACTTCGGTTGGCATCAATTGAAGAGCCGTTGAAGCGGCATTCTCTGCCCCCTTGCCGGCGCGGCCCGGCTGCTCCATGTTCCCGCTCGCGCGGCGAGTCGACGAATGGAGCGACCGTATGCGCCTGCCCGAAATCACCTACCCGTTGGTCGTCGACACGGTCGGCAAGATGCTCGCCCTCGGCGAGGAGCTGACCGTTTACTGCATGGACCGGCATTGCTACCCCCACAGCGACCGCGTGAACCTGGTGAAGTTCGCGCGGCGATGGGGCGTCGACCACGGATGCATGAAGTGGGACCTCCTGCCGCGCTTCTACTGCCGGTCCTGCCGCGAGGCCGGCCGCCCCGACCGCAACCTCGCCTTCAGCCGCAGCCCGTGCACCTATCCGCATTCCACCTGGCCCCGGTCCTAACTGCCACGGACGATCGCGCCGGTCCGCACCCATTTCATGCCGGGCCGCTCACGATCAGCTCCCGCGCCGCGGTCGGCTTGCCGCGGGCGATGCCGTAGAGCAGCTCGACCGGCTCGATCGAGGCCCAGGCGAACAGCGCGCGGATCTCCGGCACGTCGTTGATCGACAGGATGAAGCGCCCTTGAAGGCCCTTCAAAGCCCACGCGAGCTCGGCGAACTGGCCGCGGTCGAACAGCCCGCGGCCGTAATCGTCCTCGCCGCCGAAATAGGGCGGGTCGAGATAGAACAGCGTCTCGGGCCGGTCGTAGCGGCCGAGGAAGGCCGCCCAGTCGAGGTTCTCGATCGTCACGCCCGCCAGGCGCTCGTGCGCCTCCTCCAGCACCGGCGCCAGCCTGGTCAGGTTGAAGCCCCCGCCCGTATGGGGGTCGACGCCGAAATTCTGGCCCGTCACCTTGCCGCCGAAGGCGGTGCGCTGCAGGTAGAGGAAGCGGCCGGCGCGCTCCAGATCGGTGAGCGTGGCCGGGTCGGAGGCCTTCAGCCGCTCGAACTCCCGGCGGCTGGTGATCTGGAAGCGCAGCGTGTCCATGAACTGCGGGTAGTGGCGCTGCAGGATGCGGAAGAGGTTGGCGACCTCGCCGTTGCGGTCGTTGATCACCTCGGCCGGCGGCCGCGCCTGGCGGCGGAAGAAGACGCCGCCCATGCCGACGAAGGGCTCGGCATAGGTCCGGTGCGGCACGGCCGCGATCCGCGCGACCAGGCGGGCGGCCAGCCGGCGCTTGCCGCCGATATAGCCGGCGACCGGGCTGACCGGCCGCACGGCTGTGAATTCGTTGTCCAGGTCCATGTCCATCCAACTGCGAATCGGTCACGCTCCGCATGCCCGTTGGGGCTGCGGGCGGGACGGTGATGCTGTGTCGCTGTCGGGCGGGACTGGGCCGCCAAGCTAGGCCCGCCTTCCGGGAATTGACCCGGCCGTCCGTCACCTGCGCCGTCAGGTTCCCCCCTTTCCGCTCTCCGGCGCTTCGAGCGCGATCGAGGTCGTGTAGGTGTCGTCGAACTGGTGATCGACGCCGGCGCAGCGCCACAGGCCCGCGGCCGGGCGGCGGAAACCGGTCAGCACGACCGGCTGGTCGGCCATGTATTCGGGCCGTCCGGCCATCGTCACCGTGCCCGCGCCGGTGGCGCGGCCGAGCCGGTCACCCTCGGCCTTCGCCGCCGCCTTGGCCTCGCCTTGGCCGGGCAGCAGGTTGCGCAGGCGCCTGGCCGGGCCTCTGATGCCGGTCGCGTGCTCCTCCCAGCGCACCTCGCCCTTGTCGCGGTCGAGCCAGCCTCCCGCCGTCTTGCCGTAGCGCGGCCGCGGCTCGCCGTTGAAGCTCCAGTCCGAGCACTCGCTCCTGTCGATGAGGATCGGCGCGTTGCGGCCGCGCCGCACGAACAGGAAGGTCTCGCCCTTCACCGAGAACAGCGCGCCGGTGCGGTCGGCCAGCCGCGTCAGAAGGTCGATCGTCGACTGCTGGTAGCGCGCGAGATAGGGCAGTTGCATGGAGCCGAACTCGGCGTCGACCTTGGCGGCATAGCCGTGCCTGCCGGCCAGCTCCTGGACGATCGCGCCGACCGTCGTGTCGTCGAAATGCTCGGTTCCCGGCTCCTTCAGGTCGCCCGCCATGTCGGCCGAGCGGCCCGACAGGGTGACGAACTCGCCGCCATCGCCGCCCTCGATCGCCCATTTCTCGTAGGCGAACACGCCCATCTTCCAGGACGGCGCGTCGCGGAAGCCGAAGGTCACCGCCAGCCTGGCGCCGGTCGCCGGGATTTCGATCTGGTTGCCGGCGTCGTCGAGCGTGATCTCCAGCGTGTCGGCCTCCTGGCCGGGCGCGTCGTGGATCGTGGCCTTCACCAGGCGCTCGTAGAACAGGCCCGAGACCGGCCGCCCGTCGACCGACACTTCGATGAAGGGGCGCGAACGATCCATCTACTCGGCTTCCCACAGCCTGCCGGTCGCGGCCGCCGCCTGCTCCTCGATCGCGAACTCCGGCAGCTCGATCACCGTGCCGAGCGGCAGGACGAGGCCGAGATCGGCCAGCCCCGGATTGGCCTCCAGCACCGCCTCGACATAGCCATCGAGCCTGCCCGCCGCTTTGGCGTCGCCGAGCGCGCGAAACGCATGGTCGAAGCAGACGAGGTCGACCGTTGCGTCCTCGACCGTGACGGTCGCCCTCGCGGCGGGGATCAGGCGCGCCTTCATCCGAACAGCCCCACCGGCCTGCCGTTGCCGGCAAACGGCGCGACGGTGATGTCGAATTCGATCCTGCGGCTCTGGCCGTCCGTGCCGAAGCGCGACTGCCGGTCGCCGACCTTCAGGATGACGACGCGGCCGTAGACGCGCGCGGCGAAGCCCGCCGACGCTGCCCAGCCGATCATCAGCACCGGCACCGCCGCGGCCTGGCTCGAGCGGATCGCCTCGTATTCGTCGCGCCCACCCAGCTCGTGCGGGTAGAGCAGGCCGCCGATCCTGATCTCGTCGGGGCCGAAGCCGGTGAACTGCCGGCCCGGCCGGCCGCCGAAACGGGGAATGGCCGGCCACTTCGCCTCGGTCTCCCGCTCGATCTCCTGGAAGTTGAGCGGCGCGATCTCGAACATATGCGGCCCCAAAGCGAGCAGCGGCATCACTGCGGCCCTCCGTGCAGCGCGCCGGTGCGCGCGGAAGCCGCCGCGCCGGCGATCGCGCCGGCGCCGCCACTGCGGCCGGCAGCGGCGGCAGCGGCGGCCGCGCCGCGCAACTGGCCGGCGGCGTCGCGGATGGCGGCCGCTCCCTCCTTCAGCGCCGCGCCTGCATCGGCGCCGCCGCCGGCGACGGCCTCGCCGCCGCGCTGCATCTCCTGCGCCGTGCCGGTCAGCCGGTCCCAGGCACCGCCGAGCCATGAGCCGATGCCGCCGCCGCCGGCGTCGGCGGCGACGGACGGGCTCTGCCCGGAATTGCCGGAGACCTTCGCGCCGATCGCGTCGACCGCCCCGCCGCCCTTCTCGATCAGCCAGGAGAGCCAGGCCGGCGGCTCCGGCCAGTCGATCGACATGGTGAAGTTGAAGAGGTCGCGGACAGGCTGGATCAGCTTGGCGAGGTGCTCCCGGATGCCGTCGATCAGCGCCTGCGCCATGGCGCGGCCGTTCTCGTAGATGGCGGCGCGGTCGGCGTCCGACAGCTTCTCCTGCGAGAAGATGCCCGACAGCCAGCCGCCGAGCCCGGAGAGCGCCGCCTTCGCGTCCGAGATCCAGATGGTGATGTCGCCCAGGCGCCGGAAGGCGTCGAACATCGCGGACAGGCCGGCGCCGACCGCGCCGAGGTCGATGCCGGCAATGTCGGCGAGGTCGGCCGCCAGCCGGCCGACACCGTCGGCCAGCTCGCCGACCGGCGCCAGCAGCTCGGCGAAGACCGAGGCGAAGCCGGCCACGAAGGCGGAGATGCGGTCCCAGTATTTCCACAGGGCGAAGCCGGCCACGATCAGCGCGGCGATCAGCGCCCAGACCGGCGCCGTGATGCCGGCGATCGCCGCGCCCACGCCTGTGAGCTCCGCCGCCGCGCCGGCGAGGAAGGCGCGCAGGAACGTCCCGGCCAGCGATATCGCCCGCCAGCCGGCCGCGACGTTGCGCCCCTCCCTGTTGAAGGCGAGGAACAGCCGCAGTGCCGACAGCAGCCCGACGCGCAGGCCGGCGAACACCCAGGCGCCGACGCGCGCCGCTACCGACAGCGCCAGCAGCGCGCCGACCGCCTGCACGATGCCGGCCGCGAGCTCCGGATTGGCCTGCGCGAAGTCGCTCATCCTGTCGACCAGGTCGCCGAGAGCGTCGGCGGCCTTGAGCAGCGGCGGCAGCAACTGGTCGCCGACGACGATCGCGGCGCGGCTCAACTTGTTGACGAGCAGGTCCCAGCGCTTCTCGGCGCCCGCGGCCTGCTTGGCCGCCTCGTCGACGGCCGAGCCGGCATAGGCCGACTTGTCGGCGACCATCTGGAACGCTTGTTCCAGCAGTTCGGGGTTGCCGAGCAGCTTGGCGAAATCGTCGGCGAAGTCGCGGCCGACGATGTCGATCAAGGCCTGCATGCCGTTCGGGCTGGCGGCCATGGTCGCAAACAGCCTCTGCAGCGCGGCCGGGCCGTCCGCCTCCAGATCCGCGAGGAACTGCTTGCGGCTGGTGCCGATCGACTTGAACGCGGCGTCGATCTCCTTGCCGCCCGAGAGCACGCGCGTCGCCATGGCGGTGAAGCCGCGCGCCGCCGTCTCCGGCACGATGCCCGCCGCGATCATGGCCGCGCCCGCCGCCGCCGTCTGCGTGGCGGTGAGGTGGAAG